ACGTCCGAATACGGCTGTTTTCCATATTCGGAAACTGATCCCGAACCGGGAAGGATTGATTAAGAGAAGCAACCATTGTGTGTTGTCCTTTCCAGTTTCAGGATTAGTCGGTTGCCGACGCGAAGAAGCCAGTCGCAACGCCCCACTGAACCAAGTTCGATCCAGTGTTCGGATGCTTCTTGAAAATCTTCGAGACGCCGTAGGCCATTTCGATGCCGGTACCGGTGACGAAGCCGTAGTCGTCTTCCTTGCGGAAGGTTGGCTTTGCCATCTGGCCCCAAGCAAACGCTGCGGCCTGCTGACCACACAGGAACACAGGCTCGACACGAGCCGATGCGGCACCGGCAGTCTTGAGCGACGTCCAGACGTTGGTCACGAAGGACGAGATTTCCGGCACCTGCCGGACGATCACGCCGTCGTAAATCTGGTCGCCATCCTGGAACAGCGGGTTCTTGTCCATGCCATTCTGTTCGCGCGGGCGAGCGTCCTTGTTGACGGTCTCCAGCGATGCCTTCAGATCGCGGAACGTATTGATGCCCGCGAACGCCACGTAGTATTCGTAACCGTCCGCAGTCTTGAACGGGCGAATCTTCGGGCTGGCACCCATGGCAACACGCTTGAGAAGCGCGAGGTTCGACGCCGTGAACTTGTCGTTCGTGGTATCGACGTTGCCGAGCGCGGTTGCATGGGTCGCGTTGTAGTTCGAGACCGCGGCGCCGTACAGAACGCGATCCGAGTTGGCGGCGTTCCAAGTATTGCGCTGGGCCGCAGATGCAACGTCGTACTGAATGCCGTTGACGCGAGCGCCGGCAGACGGCTGCGATTCCGAAGGCAGGGCCATCAGGGCTGCAATCAGTTCGTCGCGCTGCAGTTCCTTGCCCCAATCGGACAGGAGCGGCTTTGCTTCGCCGAAGATGTCCGCGGAGTCCTTCTGGCTTTCGGCCTTGTTGGTGACGACGGCGTGACGGGCCCATTCGAGCCAAACGCGCATGCCGTAGTTGTCTATCACCTCCTCGTTGCCGACCAGCGTACCGGTCGAAACGCCAGCGCCGGTCAAACGAGAGACCAGCGGAATGTTCATCTGCTCGCCGCCGGCCTTGAGCTCGTTGCGAATGCGGATGATGGAGTTGAGCGACGTGCCCATGTAGGGCGAGAAGAGATTGCCGCGAACGTACTCGCGGTTGATCTCCTGGGTATATTTGACCAGCTTGTTGTTGGTCTGGATGGTAGTAACAGACATTTTTTCAGCCTTTCCGCGCCATCACGACCGCCCAATAAAAAACCCGCCGTGAGGCGGGCTGTTTGTCCTTGGTGCGTGTCGTGTCAGCGCATTGCGTGTGCGAATAACGATGAATCGCTCATGTCCCCGACTTCATCGGAGGCCGACCTTGCGGGCGGAACCCTGCTGATGGACGGCGGCAGTTGAACGATGGTTTGCCCTTGGGCAGGACCGCGAACGGACTGCTGAATCTTCTGCAACTGAGTTGACGCGAACTGCGGGTCAGCCAAACGCTTTTCCAGCTCTTTTTCGAACCAGGCGTTGGGGTCATTGCCGATCTGACTGAAGACGGCCTTCTGTTGATGCCAGGACACAATGGCGTCGTAAGGGTCCATTGATTGCATCGCGCGCTGGTAAACGGCCAAAACTTCGGGGTCGCGAGATTGCATCCCGTCAGCAAGTGCCTTGTACGCAGCGTTGACCTTTTCAGCCCCATGTTCCTTGATCGCCCACTTCTTTGAGTATTCCTCGCGAAGCTGGGTAATCTCGGACCTGATGGGATCGACGTGCTGTCGGACACCATGCTCAAGAAACTTGTTGGGGTCTTCAAACACGTCGGGAGCCGGCTTAGGCTCCTCTTTCGGCAATTTGGCTTGAAGTTCTGCGATTTGACGCTGCCATTGAGCCTGAGATTCCTGGAAGCGACGCTCAGTCGCCTCCCGCTCCTCACGCATCTCTCGCAGTCGCCACGACGGGACATATGCCTCTTCCTTGCCTTGCGGCTCGGCGGCTACAGGTTCGGTTTCGCCCTTGGGGGCAAAGCGTCCCTGGTCATCGCGTGGCTGTCCGTCGTCTACCTGTTGCTCGGGTGCGGGTTCATCCACCGCAACCTGTTCAACGGGTTCATTGCTTAGTGCAGAGTCAAACAGTTCCTTGTCTTCGATGTCCATTGCTTCCTCAGGGTCGCCGTATCGTGGCGTGACGTATGCCGGCATATCGCTGCCTGCGTGCGTTATTGCCCCTGTGTCGTCGGGTGCTTACGATTACGCGGCCAAAAGGATCGCAACGATTGCGTCATCCTCTTCAACCATCTCGGCGAACTCGTTCACCGCGGCCTCGATCTTTAACAGAGAGGCCTTCAATTCCTTGTCTTCGACCTTGCCGAGAGCCGCCAAAGGCAATGCCGCCTTTGCGATATCCCTAACCGTTGCAAGGCCCTTGTCCTGCGGGCGCTGCTTGATCTTCTCGGCAACCATGACGGCCAGCTTGCGCGCCGTCTCGCTGATGTCCTCGCCGTCTTCAAGGCGCTTGATGGCCTTTCGAGCGAGCAACCGAACCGGCCTGTAGTGCCGTCCGATCAGGTTGTGACGGCCAGCGAACCTGACAAACCCACCGCTGTGGCCCTCGTTGACCTCTACAGAGGTTGACGAAAGCGCCGCGGTAACTTCGCCAGACCCCGAAAGGCTGGCAGACATAGAGCCGGGGTTGGTCGCCGCGGTCGGCCCGAAATACCCATCGGAGAAGTATTCGCCGAAGTAGTCGTTGCCGAAAAAGTCTGTCATCAGTCCACGTCGAGCGTGATGGCGGTCCTGTTTCCGTCGTTATCCACCGTCGCGACTATGCGATCGGTATCGTCCGCCGAGGCGTTGCGGAATGTAATCGTCGTTGTTCCGCCGCCCGAAACCTTGCCGGCCAGTGAGGCCGCGATGATCCGAAGCGCCTGCCTTACGGTCAGCCCGGTTTCAACCGCGTCCACGTCATCCAGGATCGCGCCCGCAATATTGGCCGTCGAAAGCGCATCACCTGTCACCACGATCTGAGCGGCGAGCGTACCCAGCGCGTTAATGGTTGCTGTAGCCTCGCCAGCGCCCGACAGGGCGGCCGCAGCGTGACCGATGGCAGTCAGAGAGCCGGCAAGATCGCCCGCACCAGCAAGGCTGGCTGCAAGCTGTAGGAACGCCACAGCGTCGGCACTGGTGATGTCACCGGAGCCAACCAGCGAAGCCACCATCGAAATGATAAGCTGGCCGATGCCGGTAAGGTCACCCGTTCCGGCCAAGGCCGCTTCGCCGTTCACGCCACCCGCAACGGATCCGGTGAACTCGCTATCCCCAATCAGGTTATTGCGCGCCGAGATCGCCCCCGGCTTGATCGCCAGCATCCATGCGTAGGGCGACCGATAGCCGTCTGGAATACCAGACTTTGCCTGCCAGTTCCCCGAGGTGAACGCGCCGCGCATCATGCTGGTTTTCGGCCAGTCGCCGCGGTTGTATCCTAGTCCAGTCGCGCCGCCGCCGATGTCTCGGCCGGGATGCTTGGAGAGGACGCTATAGTTCCCGATCAGCATGTCATCCCCATGCGGTGTCGAGGTGGCCGTAGAACGCGCTGGCGACCGGTGTAGCCGCGCCCGCGTACATCAGCCATGTCAGACAGGCCCCATCAAAAACGCGCGGCAGGGACGGCATCTGGTTGAGCAAATCACGCTCTGCTGCAACGCCAATTGTCGTCATCGGCAGTGTGAGAAGCGGCCGGGCCAGCACGATGTTCGTGGTGCCCGAGGTGTGCGTCACGTTGTAGCTGAACTGATCCACGGTTCGGATGCCCGAATCCGAGCCCTGCAACGGGACGAACGGACCGAACTTACCTGCGCCCGTGCCAGAGTATTCGATCTGTCCGATCGGCGCGGTCGCGTTCGAAATCGGAAGCGTGGTCGGCGTCGCCCTCGATCCAACACCGGCCTGATTGGTGTACGTCAACTGGATGTTCGGCGTGCCAGCGCCGAGCGCGACGGAAGGCGTCAGGAAGGCCTGCACGCCAGCGCCGTGCGATGGCGCCCGATCGCCAAGATAGACCGCGGCCGTATGCGTGCCGGTTCCGGTGTCGGACGCTGCGACATAGGTCGCTGCGTCGAGGTTGGCGAGCGAGGTCGCAAGGTTGCCCGTCGTGGCGCCCGTTCGGTTCCAGTAATAGGTCGTGTTCGTCGAAAGCCCCGTCGGGAGCGCGCCGCCGGAGTTGGTCAAGCGCAGCGGCGTGCCCTGCTGAATATCCCAGCCCGCTGCAATCGTCAGAACCGTCGGCGTCGCGGCGGTCGCCGTGAACGTCTTGGAGTTCACCAGCGTTTGGTTGCCCGTCGTCGTCGTCGTCGTGACCGGATACCAGCCAAGCATGTCAACCAGCATCAGAATCGCTGGCATCGAGGTGGCCGCAGCGGAGAATGCCGAGGCATTCAGAATGGCCTTGATATCGGGAGCAACATCGCCGCCGTGCGGGATCGATCCGGTCAGCCTGTCATTTGCGTTGTGGAACGCAAGGTTGGTGCCGACCGCGCCCAGCGTCATAGCCGCGGGATTTCCGGTCGCGTGAGCCAGCGCGTACCACGTACCAGCCGCCTGCGCGCCGACCGCGTGCGTCAGCTTGTTCCAGTCCGACCGCTTGAATTTGCCGTTGACCGTCATCTCTGAAATGAGGTCGTCGAGCGACGTAAAACCAGCCATTCAGGTCCACGCGAAAGTTAGGTCGCCGAGCAACGGAACGCCGGTGAGCGAACCGTTCGGGCAACTGATGAAGTTCAAATAGGCGTCGTCCTCAATCAGCGGCAGCTTGCCACCGGACTGGAGGTAGAAGTCCTTTTCGGTTGGTGCAGTGATCTCGCGGACTGTCATTTCCGCGAGAGGCTTCACTAAAACCATTGTGAACAGGCCAACGTCAGTTCCCGCCGTGCAAGTCACCGACTCGATGCTGCGAACGCCCGAATCTGTGCCTTGCAAGGACAGGAACGGGCCAAACCTGCCCGCGCCTGTTTGCTGAGTTGTCAGTATCGTTCCGTTGACAGCGCAGGCCGTGTTCATGGTGTGCAGCGCGGTGATGCGACCGGCAACGCCATCGGAATTGGTGTAGTTCACAACGAAGGTATCGCCTGCCAGGCTGTGCGGCGCGACCAGCACCGCCATCATCTGGACGCCGTCGCCATCCGTCGATCGGGTCAGAACCTGCGTATTCGTCATCGCCTGTTCGTCGGTCGTGCCCATGTCGACGAACGGGTAGAACATCAGGTAATCCAGCAGATACAATCGCTGCGGAACACCCGCCGCCGCAACGGCCATCGCCGTGATGCGTCGCAGATACTTCTTCGAGGGCGATACGTTGGCCCCGTGGTGCAGCCCGCCGTCCGTCGATCTCGCGAGCGTCTGGGCCGTCAAAGGCGCGGCCGCGTAATACTGCGGCGCCGGATTGCCCGGCGCCATGCTGTAATCGTACCAGGAGCCAGCAACGGTCACGACCGCCGGGACTTTGCGGAACGTCAGGAACTTGCCCTGTTCCGCTATATCCCCGAGAGCTGCGACGTTGGCGAAGCTCATTTGTGGTCGTGTGACATCGCGGAGCGGCCATAGGCCACAGCGGTCAGATTGGCGATGATCGGTGCCTCACAGGAACACGCCTTGCGCGCGGTACCATTTTCCATGGTCACGGGTGCCTTGCACTCCTTGCATTCGTAAGTGGTCATGTTTCGGTCACGTCCAATGCGCCGGCAGCGAACTGCGGCTGAATACCGTTTGCAACGGCCAGAGAAGACGACAGGGCGCCTGCGTAAAGCACCGTACCCGCGCCACTCGATCCCGTTCCGATCGCCACATGGGTGATTGTAGCGCCCGTGACGCCACACTGTGCGAACTGGGCCAGAGCAGCATTCGCCGTTGCCCCGCCCGATGGCACATCCCAGCCGCCGGTCGTGCGGGCCACCGGGATACGGGCATAGTTCGTGTATGCGGCTTCGTTCGTGGTCTGGTCGTTGCCGACGCCTGGGCTTGCGGTATGCAGCGACAGATAAAGGTTGGTCGCGGGAGACGTGCTATCGTTCTCGGCGATCAGGTTCCAGGTCGTAGCGTTGAAGATCAGCGCCAGCAATGAATTGCAGGTCGATGTTGACTTAGGCATTATTCGATTTCCTTTTAACCTACGGCTTCAACGCGCCATTCTCCGTTGCCGACCTTCTTGGCAACCTTGGTCACGCGCGATGCGTTGGCGAGTTCCTGAACAACCTTCATCAGGCCGTCGTTGGTTTCCTTCTTGGAAACGCGTTCGGCCTCCTGCCCATTGGCTTCGGCCGCGGACTTCTCGGACTCTCGCCGATCAGTCATAGCCGCCTCTTCCTGCTTCAGGGCGAATTCAAACGCCATGCGTTGCTGTTCGGTTGCTAGCTCAGCATCCAATTCCATCAGCTTCAGGCGGTATGCGTCGTCGGCCTCTTGGCGCTTCAATGCAGCAGCCTCGCGGGCCTTGGCCATCTCGGTTTCCATGTCGATCGCGGCCTGGTCCTGCTTGGCAGCAAATTCCTGTGCGCTGCGCTGCCGGTCCATTTCCATCTCAGCCGCGGCCTTCTGCGACTCGAACTCAAGCTGCGAAGCGTTCTCGATCTGCTTGGCTTCCAACTGGATCTTGGTCTTCTCAATCTCCGGGTTGGGGGGCGGCGGCATCTGCGCGGCGGCCTGCGAAGCCTCACGGAACTTCTTCTTGGACGTCGCTGGCAAAGCGGAGTTATCGATCAGGATTTCAACAGCCGCAGACGCAAGCGGCGGGCTCAGCATCGGTCCAACCGTGGGCAATACGTTCGAGAGCGTCTCGTAAACGTCCTGCTGGGCGTTGATCGTATCCGGCCCCTCTTCCATGATGATATCAACGTCAAGCGAGCCTAACGCGTTGACCATCGTTGGGTGGCCGGTACGCGGGTCAACCCCAACGCCGTTGATCTGGATGAACTGGGCAAGCCCCTCGTCGTCTGTCACCCGGATATAACGCTCTGCGGTCCAGTATTTCT